TTTTGATACACATAAATCTATAAGTAAATGTGTAGGGCTTGAAATGAGTCCTGGAAAAGCATATGTTCACAAATCTTACGTTAACATTAATAGTGTATCCGTACATTATGACCTATCCTTGATCAACAGAAAGATGCGTTATAATAGTCTTTATGGTAATCAGAATCAACTATATGGAAAGAATCAGCCCTCCCCTTGGAGGATCGATTTTCTAAATACTGGTTTATTCTTTGGAAACCATAAAGTTATGGGTGGAAGTGATGATAAGTTCTACTTCAAACATAAGAATGGTATAATGGTAAGTGGTCGAGTGGGTGACCTAAAGTACGATGAGCTTCTTCCGAACTTGAATGCTGTTTTAGTTGGTTCACGACCAGGGAAACAGTATGATCTTCTCAAAATGTACTTACATATTCATAAGGATCAACTTAGAATGGATATGACGTTTGACGTTTTTGGTCATTCGTATGTTCGCAATCTATTCCTCCCAATTGAGTTGGGCGGCTATGGAATAGATCCTCCCGTAGGTTGGAGGTATAAAATAACCAAATGTCAGAAGAGGGTAGCCTTAGCCATGATAGCGAAAGCTGATGGCAAGATCGCTTCTTCACATTCTCCGTTAAGGGGCTTTCCTTTGATCAAGAAGGATGACCTAATCCGTGTTCCCTATCGTATCACGGAAAGTAAGGTCTTGGAGCGAACAGAGCTAGTCCTGATTTATTCTAAGCTTTTACACTCAAAGTTGGATAGTAACCGTTATTTCCCTCTTGGGACAACGAAGTATAAGTTCCAACTTAAAGCTCATAAATTAGGCTTTAGTACATATTCAAGTTCAGAATATCGGATTTCTATGAAAGATAGATATCGTGATCCAAATTTGGCATCACTACTCTATTCATTAAATACTTTTAGAGATTTAGTGGATGAGGTAGAAGTATGCTAGGCACAGATCCGGGGCTTTAGTCCATTCTTGCTTGGTTGACCTAAATTATGTCGTTAAACTGATTTAGCTGAATGCTGAATTCGAGTAGATGAGGTTTGCAACCTTGACAACCCAGATATTTCATACAGGGACGTTTCAAAACGTTTTTGAGTGTATATCTGAGTGTCCTAGATAGCTTTCTACTTCAAATTATCAGGTCAGCTGGCGAGAGCCACAATGGGGCTTATATGATTAATTAACCAAAAC